GGGAAAATATCCTAGAATACCTAGAAATAGGTAACAAAATCACCCCGCTAGAAGCTTTATATCAGTTTGGTTGTTTTAGATTGAGTGCGGTTATATTCAATTTAAGACAAGAGGGGTTTAATATTATCACTCACAATAAAACTGTGGATGGCAAAACATTTGCTGAATACGAACTTATAAAGGAGAAAAGCAATGGTAACATATGATAATTCAAAGACTTTTCTTGAGTTCGAATTGCAAAGAAAAATTGATAAGCAAAAAGAACGAGGTTTAGCAAAACATTCAAGCGAAATAAGGGTTATGGATAACCTTCTGGATGCTCTTAATGAATATATGATTAAGTTCGGCAGACAAAGTAACGCCCATGATTTATGCTTTGATTTGAAAAAACAGATTGAAGAAAACAAAAAGCATACTCAAAGTTATATGGATGTAATATGAGGGAGCATTTCGAAAAGTTTGATTTGTTGCCTTTATCCTTCTCACATCTTAATGAGTTCGCTTTTTATCGGGAACGATGGGCGTTAAGGCGAATATTCGGGTATGAGTTCCCAACAAGTGCGTCAGCCGTTAGAGGGCAATCTGTGGAGAGTGGAATAAACATGGTTCTAAATGGATTACCGCTAGAAGAAGCAACAGAAAAGATGGTTGCTGAATTTGATGCAAACTGTTCTAGGATAAATGACCCGAAAACAGAAGATGAAAGAAATAACTTAGTGCCACTTTTACAGCTAGGAACTAAGGAGTTTGGGAAGTATGCGTATACATGGAATCTATTGACCTACCAAAAGAAGGTAGAATTAGAAATAGAAACCATACCTTTTGTGGGATACACCGATTTTCATTTTGAGGATAAAAAGACCAAAGAGGATTTTTATATTGATTTGAAAACGTCTAAAAGCCTTCCCCAGAGAGTTAGTATTTCTCATGCAATGCAACAATCCATATATCAGTCAGCGACAAATGCGAAGCAAATTTTGTGGTATTTGAAGAACCCTACAAAGACCAAAGACGCTGAATTTATTGCTATGTCGCTAGATGATTACTCAAAACCTATGCAGATATGTAAGCATATTCTAAATGTTATGGGTAATTACCTTAAAACTGTTAATACGCCAGATGACGTAAGGAATACTTTAGTGCCAAACCCCGATAACTGGATTTGGAAAGAACCTACAGTATACCAAGCTAGAAAGGACGTTTGGGGGTATTAACCAAGAAACCCCTTTAGGTTTACGCTTAGAGGGGTTACAATCAACTAAATTGGAGTTCGAAAATGATTATTTATGAAAATTCAAAACCAAAAGAAAAACTAAAAGCATGGTATTTATTCACAGAAGACTTTGTGGCGGGTACTCAACACCTTAGTAATGAAGAAGTAGGTATATACATTCGTTTGCTATGTTTCAACTGGAATAAACGCTGTTCGGGTATACCAAATGACTCTAGCACACAATACAGGATAGCTAATTGTTTTACCGATAATGAGAAAAAAAGTTGTGATAATGTTCTACAAGAATTCTTTGTTTTAGTTAATGATAAGTACCAAAACGAAAGACAATTACAGGAATATCTTTATATATCAAGGCGAATGGAAGCTTCTAAGGAGAATGGGAAGCTTGGTGGCAGACCAAAAAAACCTAGCATAGAACCTAGCCAAAACCCCCCTACCCCTACCACTACCCCTACCAGTTACCCTAAGAAGATAAAACAACCGAATTATAATCCCCTTTTTAAAGTATTTTGGGAAAAGGTAGCTAATAAAGTCAGCAAGGGAACAGCCGAAAAGAATTATATGAAGCTAGAAGACAAATGGATAGAAAAGCCAGAAGAACTAGCCGATATGTATAATAAATATTATAAATCGGTAGAAGATAAGCAATTTGCAAAGCAACCCGCCTTTTGGCTATCCGCTAAGAAGTATGAGGATGAACAACCAAAAGCAATAAGCACAGAAAAGGTTGATATGTACCCCTTCAGACTAAAGCAATTTAAGGAGTGTGTGGAAACAGAAACAATAAAAGGTTACGTTGTTTCTACAGCTAGGCATCATACAGGGGATGTTCAAAGAGCAATAGCAGAAGGTGAGTTTACAAAAGAGCAAGCCGAAAAGTATCTGGATTTGCGGGGGTGGCTATGAAAAAAATCATCTCAATAAATTATCAAGAAATGTCTGAACAAGCCGTAGCAAGACCACAAAAAGCATTTCTTGAAATGGATGACGTTATAAAAATGGATTGTTTAAACGATGCTATTTACGATTTAGAAGAACTTAGAAAAGAGTTGGACAAAAAAATGTGTTGGAAACTAAAGCGTTTAACTAAAAATTACTACAAGAATAAAAAATGCTAGAGGTCATAACCTTTACCATGTATCTGATTACTATCACAGATATAGAAAACCCTAATGTTGAAGTTCACCGCCTTGTTTTTGATAACCATGCGGAATGTTTAGCATTAGCCACAGCCATCAACCAAGTGCGTGACCCTATTTCTACCAAAAAGAACTGTAGAAGGGTCATCAACTACTATTGGGATTTACCATAATGAAAAATGATTACGAAAAAATATTTGCACTCAAGCCTATAGTTCCAGATACAGGACAACGCAACACTAGAGTCTTTAAGAAAGAAACAGTTGAGAAATGGAAAAAACTTGCAAAAAAGCAAAGGGAACAAAATAAAAAAAAATGAAATAGGTCTAATATTAGGGGTTACAAACATACACGGCACATAGCTAACACCCCCTGTATGACGCTTAAAACAGGGCAAAAATTAAGAAAAACCAAAATATTGTAGATTTTCGGATAAATATTAGGTAAATCTTAGTTGTGGCATTAGTCGACATAGTTAAGGACTGTTTGTTGTAGGTCAGTAGTACAATGATTAGTGGTTGAACCTTGAGAAGCTATGCCACACCACCTTACTATAGGGTAAAATAGGATGGCAAGACCGAAGAAGTACAATATAGACACAAAACAGCTTCAAAAGCTTGCTAAATTTGGTTGTACTAATATAGAAATGGCTGATTTCTTTGGGTGTTCACCAGACCTTCTTGAAAAGAGTTATTCGGAATATCTGACAAAAGGGCGTTCAGAAATGAAAATGCGTCTTAGACAACTACAATGGAAGTCGGCTGAAAAGGGTAATGTGACCATGCAGATATTCTTAGGAAAGAATATTTTAGGGCAACAAGACAAGATAGAAACAAGCGAATTAGATGAACCGCTAGTATGGTCAGCGGATTAATGCCATTAACAGCACCACAAAAAAAAGTAATTAAAGATGACTCACGCTTTAGAGTGCTTATCACAGGGCGTAGGTTCGGCAAAACATATCTAGCCATAAATGAATTGGCTAAGTTTGCAAGTCAGCCAAATAAAAAGGTCTGGTATGTTGCACCTAGTTATAGACAGGCTAAAGCTATCTGTTGGGGTGTTCTTAAAGAAAAGATGATACAGCACAAATGGGTCAAGAGCATAAACCACAGCGATTTGACTATTACACTCAAGAATAACAGCCAGATAACACTTAGGGGAAGCGATAACGAAAACTCATTAAGGGGTGTTGGCTTACATGGTTTAGTAATGGACGAGTTCGCAGATATCAGCAAAGAAACATGGTATGAGGTGCTTAGACCCACATTGTCAGACACAAAAGGTCATGCGTTGTTCTGTGGAAGTCCTAGAGGGTTCGGGAACTGGTCTTATGAGCTATACAAGATGGGGGAAACTAATAAAGACTGGAAAAGCTTTCAATACACCACATTAGAAGGTGAACAAGTAAGTGAAGACGAGATAGAACAAGCAAAGCAAGACCTAGACCTTAGAACCTTTCAACAAGAATACGAAGCTACCTTTGTGAACTATTCGGGGATGATTTATTACAACTTCAGTAGAGATAAAAACATAGTGGAAAAATACAGCAAGAATAGTGGCATATTGCACATAGGCTTAGACTTCAACGTAGACCCTATGAGTGCGGTTGTATGCGTTATAGAAAATGATAGAATTTTTATGATAGATGAGATACAAATATACAGTAGTAATACGAATGAAATGTGTGATGAGATTAGAACCAGATATAAGAATAAGCAGATAGTGGTTTATCCAGACCCATCAGCTAGACAAAGAAAAACGTCAGCGGGTGGAACAACCGACTTAGCTATATTGAAAAATTCTGGATTTGATGTAAGATGTAAGAGTACAGCACCTTTAGTAAGGGATAGGATTAACGCAGTAAATAGTAAGTTAAAGAACGTAAATGGTAAAAGTAGTTTGTTTATTGTTAAGTCCTGTAAAAATGCAATCAAAAGCATAGAACGACAGATTTACAAGGAAGGTACGCATATTCCCGACAAAGATAGCGGTTATGACCATATGAATGATGCTCTAGGGTACTTAGTAGAGTATAATTTTCCGCTAAGAAGGAATTTTGCACCAAGCCATCCTAAAAGGTGGAGTTAATGGATAGGGAAACACTTACAAGCAAACACGACTTATGGGATGCAAACATAGCTAATTGGGAGTTCTATATTCGTAGTTATCTAGGCGGGAATGATTACAAAAACGGCTATTACCTTCACCGATATGTTTTAGAGTCACCCGAAGAATATGACGCAAGAATAAGACATACCCCTGTTGATAACCATTGTAAGAATGTTGTTCAGATATACACAAGCTTTCTTTGGAGAGTTCCCCCAACAAGAGATTATGGTTCATTAGATGGCGATGAACAGTTAACGTCTTTTCTAATGGACGCTGACTTAGATGGTCGCTCATTCAATACTGTAATGCGGGAAGTACAAATGAACGCTAGTATTTATGGTAATTGTTGGGTCATAGTCGATAAGCCACAGTCAAACGCCAATACCAGAGCAGAAGAATTAGCACAGGATATCAGACCTTATATCAGTATTTACACGCCAGAAAATGTTGTGAATTGGAATTACAGGCGGTCACCAAGCGGAAGGTTCTATTTGGATATGTTGATGGTGGTTGAGGATATAAACGCAGATAGAGCAATAATTAAAGTATTCACAGAAGAAAATATCAGCACCTATGAGGTTGAGGAGTATTCAGAAGAATATTCAAAAGGTGATTCAAGGCTTATAGAAGAAATACCCAACCCAATAGGCAAGATACCCGCAGTAAATGTCTATAATCTAAGGGGTGCTAAAAGACCTATAGGGATTAGTGACCTAGCCGATGTAGCCTATTTGCAACAGTCTATCTATAACGACTATTCAGAGAAAGAACAGCTTATCAGACTAGCAAACCATCCAAGCCTTGTAAAAACACCCAATGTTGAAGCTAGTGCGGGTGCGGGGTCTATAATAGAGATACCAGAAGACCTAGAAGCAAGTCTAAAGCCTTATATTATACAGCCAAGCGGTCAGAACCTTGATGGAATTATGAAATGTATACAAAACAAGGTAGATGCTATTGATAGGATTACACACATGGGTTCAGTAAGGGCAACAGGAACACAAATAGCTAGTGGTATTGCTCTCCAAACAGAATTTCAGCTACTAAACGCCAGATTATCAGAAAAAGCGGATTATCTTGAGAACGCAGAAGAACAGATATGGTCATTATTTGCTATGTGGCAAGATAAACAATTTGATGGTTCGGTAAACTATCCAGATACGTTTGATATTAGAGATTGGGCGAATGACCTTCAGTTCTTACAAATGGCAAAAGCTAGTGGCATTAAGTCCGAAACATTCAACAAGGAACTAGATAAGCAGATAGCACAGGCAGTCATTGACGATAGTGAGATGATTAAATCAATAAATGAAGAAATAGATTCAAGTCGGGCAGTAAGAGGTCAATTCACAACCACAGAAGTAGAAGGGCAAACAGTTGAAGAAGAAGAAGAAACGTAGGCTAGTTCCCAAAGATAAAAGAACTGGTATTCCTAAAAAATATCTTTCGGGTCTTAAAGGTGCAAAAAGAAGTGCTAGAGCAAGCTTATTGAAACAAGTAAGTGCCTTGTATAAAGCGGGTGCAAGAATACCACGCTCATTACTTAAAAGAAGGAACAGGACATAATGGCAGTAAGAAGAAAACCCTTATCAGCAAAGACATTAGCGACACTTAGAGCAAAAGCAAAAAAATCTAAACTGTTCAACCTTGCAGACCTAAAGGCTTCTTTTCGTAGGGGTCAAGGTGCATTTTTATCAGCGGGTAGCAGACCCCGCATCCCTATGAACGCTTGGGCGATGGCTAGAGTAAACAAGCTAATAAAAAGGGGTCGGTCTGGCTCATTCGACAAAGATATCATTAGACGAGCATCAAAAAGAAAAAGAAAGTAATGGCAAAGTATAGAGGTAAAGAAGTAAAGCTAAACAAACCATTTAGATTGTCTACAGCGGAATCTAAGCGTAAAAAGTTTGGTGTTTATGTTAAAAACAAGTCTACTGGCAAGATTAAGAAGGTTACATTTGGTGCTAGGGGTATGTCTATAAAGAAAAGCATACCCGCAAGGCAAAAGTCATTTCTAGCTAGAATGGGTGGTGTACTCAAAGAAGTAAAAGGACAAAAGTCTTTATCACCCGCTTTCTGGTCAATCAAAGCATGGAAAAAAGACTTCCCGCTGTAATGTCAAAAATACTAGATAAATTAGCTGACCAACATGAAGAACGTATAATCAATGTATTATACAGGCTTGAAGAAGACGTTGTAAGAGAAGTAACAAGGGCAACTGGCGGTAAGCTTGTGTCACAAAGATTAGCCATACAGCTAAGACCACAAATAAGAAACCTTATAGAAACAACCTTTTTAGATGAAGCCGACATAATAATTAACGATGAATATAACAAGATTGCAAAAGAGGTATTAGATACATTTGGCGAAATGCCAATACCTAAGAAGTTCAAAAGCCTTACACAAGTAGACCTAAGAACCTTGAACGCTCTTAAAACGCAGTCATTTAGTGGGTTTGAAGATGTAGCCGAAAGATTTCTAAAGGTAATAAACGATGAAGTATATCAAAGCACCATAGCGGGTAGACCATTTGAAGACATGGTAAGTAATATTCGTTCACATATAAATGGGGTTTACAAGAGGTCAAACACCGCAGAAATAAATGAACTGGTAGATTTTATTAATGAAAATAAGTTTGATAATTTAAAAAGGTCACAAGTAGAAGACGCTGTTAGAAAGCTACATACACAATACGCAAGCGACAGGGCGGGTAATAATCTAAGACGTTATGCAAGTCAGATAGCACATGATTCAGTAATGCAGTTTCACGGACAATTCACCATAGCAAAAGCCAAAGAAGCGGGTCTAACGCATTTCACCTACACAGGAACATTGGTTAGGGATAGTAGGGAATTTTGTGTG